CGTCGTGTAATGGTTGAAGATGGTACATTGTGGGTGAATATTGGAGATTCCTATGCCGGTTCAATGAAAGGTGGGGCAGGTTATCCAGAAAACGCAATGAATTATAAGCAAGGGACTAATAGAGGTACACTTGGTAAAGCTACGTTGGTAAAACAGTGTACGGGATGCAAGAATAAAGATTTGATTGGCATTCCTTGGATGCTTGCTTTTGCTCTTCGTGCCGATGGGTGGTATCTACGGCAGGATATTATTTGGAGTAAACCTAATCCGATGCCGGAAAGTGTTACGGACCGATGCACAAAGTCACATGAATACATTTTTCTCTTGTCGAAAAGTAGAAAATACTATTTTGATAGTAAGTCTATTCAGCAGGTAGCTTCCCAAAGCGTAAAAAGTAGGATTGGCAAAGTTGAGAATGTAGGACACAAGGCTTTTGCTGCGGCTGCGGAATTAGATGAATCCAATCCAATGTTCCGGAAAAGTACTACACGTGAATATCAGTATGCTGACAAAGCGAATAAACGTTCGGTCTGGTCTGTTCCGACAGCCGCTTGTAAGAATGCACATTTTGCCGTTTTCCCAGAAAAACTGATAGTTGACTGTATAAAAGCAGGATGTCCGGAGAAAGGAATAGTTCTCGACCCTTTTATAGGCTCTGGCACTACGGCCGTTGTAGCGAGGAAACTCAATAGAAATTTTATAGGATTTGAACTTAATCCCGACTATGTCTGCCTTGCAGAAAAGAGGATTGAGGAAGAGTTAGGGATATTCAAATAGAAAATCAGCAATTAATTAAGAAGAGATATGAAGAAAATAGAATTTTATGCAGGACAAGACCTTGATAAGGCATATCAAGATTTGCAAATAAATGCTCCGTGCTGCGGAGAGTTTAATGGAAAAGTATTGTATTCCACTGACACCATCGATGAGATTTACGCTAAAGTTCTTGGCACGTCGAAGTGGGAATATGAGGAACATTTACGTAAGGAACATGAGGAATACGAGAGAAAGGAAGCTGAATTTAAGGCTAAAATTCCTCAATTGACGGATGAATACCGGAAACGTGCAAGAGGTATTATTCCCGTAGAACATTTGGAATATTGGGATAAGATTGTTCCTATTCGGCTAAATGACCTTTACCGTGGGATGGAGCTTGACTGTTTGTTGGAGCTGATTGCTACACTGAATGATAATGCAAAAGAGGAATCGGAAAAAATGGAATTTTGCCGGACTATGTTTTCAAAACAAGGGCATAGTGGAATGAGTGCCGGACTCGTTTTCTCTGGATTAAAATACTTTCATCCATTGGGTGAAATGTTGGTGACATACATACAGAATCACTAACTAAAAAAGAATATTAATATGGAATCCAAGAAAGCACAAAACATACTTGCGAGGTCATTCGATGGTGGTCATATCTGCATGGAAAATGCGGAAGCTGCCGTTGAAGCTGCGGAGTATGAAAAAAATGTAGAGATTGAGAAGCTAAGAACTGAACTTCAACATTTCAATGATAAGGCTATCCGAGCTTTTTCTACTGTAACCGAAGGATATTTCGTTATTGGTGGAACAAATTATGCCGGAGCAGTTTTGCAAAAATTTGAAGATGAGTTGATGAAACCAGTGTCCAAAAAAGGAAGTAAGGTAGTCGGTTTTACAACGCCATGTTTCATACGTAAGAATACGCCGGAACTTCGGGACCGCTTAAAAAAGATTGGTGTACGTCCCTTCCTTCTGGATGAGGAACTGAATGCATGGGGAGATAACATAAAAGTCTTTGGGTATGAATTGACAGCCTTTGAGTGTTCTGATTCATTGAATAATTGTAGCGGTTACATTGATTGTGGCGAAAATGAAGATTTATTCCTTGCTATTTCCGCTATTCGTAGCGATACTGATTATCTGCAATGGTTTGTGTATAACAAAGAGCCTTTGTTCGTGTTGTGCGAAACTCAAAGTAGGAATAATTGGTTCAGAGGACCGGCTTTATGGCATAAAGCATCCGTGGTAGAATTAATAGAATATTTTAATAAAAAATCAAGATGAAACGATTAAAAGAAAAAGCGAAAGCTATCTGGCATATCATAATTGGCGGTCAGTATGCGGTGTATGTTATTAATAACGGATATGTCAATAAAGAAACAACGCCTAAGAAGGCTGCTTGCCTTATTTCGGACAATGCTTCTGATATGTTTTTAGAAACTATTGTGGATTTTACGGATAGATATAGAACAGATAGATTATAACAATTTTGAAATAAATAAAGTTATGGAAAACATGAAGATTATCATTCCTCACGAGGGAGTAAACGAAATTCCAGAAGGCTTTAAACCTGTTATGACAAGTGAAGGTAAGTTAGTTGCCATTGTTCCGGAAGGAATGCATACGAGGGATGCGCATTGGATAAAGACTGAAAGGATTATTTCGGGTGTAGATTGGGAACAACGACGCTATGAGTTGGCAAAGGCTGCAATGCAAGGTTTCTGTGCAAACTCGCACGATAGTATTGCAATAGCTGCAGACTCTAAGACTGTGACTGAATGGTCTGTTGGATTTGCAAACGCTATGATTGAAAAGCTGAAAGGAGATTGATCATGTGTACCATTATGTCACGACGTGGAGCTAAATCTTGGTGGGGAATTGACCTTCCCCGCCATGTTGCCTACATGTACAAGAATTATCAATGGGAGGACTGGAAAGAATACACCTACAAAGAGATATTTGCTCGGAAGAAAGAAAAGCAAGACAACCATATCTATTGGAAACGTAGGTGTGAAAAGATTGTTCCTGGGTGTGTCTGGGTATTCTATAACGAGTCATGGATAATGGGTGGATGGTGGATATACGTTCGGACCAGAAAAGAAGATATTTCTCTGGATTTTAGAACTCACCGACCGGACATAATTAGGCAGGTACGAAGTTTATTTCCTTGTGCTGTTCTTCCATTTGATGAATTATTGTATTCGGACTGGTGTCCTGCTTTTGAAAAGCGGTTTCATGTTCAAGGTAAGCGAAAAAGGAATGCGATAGCTTTTTGTCATTGCCGTTTTGATGCAGGTGGAAACTTAGTAGAAATTTTTAAATAAACAGAATATTATGAACTCAAAACAATTTTTTAATAGGGTTTCCTATATGCGGAAACTTCAAAAGGAATACTTTCAAACTCGTTCGTCTGCTGTTTTGAGACAGTGTAAGCAGGTCGAAAAGGAGATAGACGATGAGATTGAGAGAGCGAATAAAGTAGTTTTAGAACAACAACAACCAAAACTTTTTTAATCATGGGAGATACGGAATATACAAGTCAAATCGTCTGCCCGTATTGCGGACATGAGGATAATGATTCATGGGAGTTCGGAGGTGGTGACGGTGAAGAGTTGGAGATTGATTGTCCTAAGTGTGGAGAGACAATGCTTTGTACCAGAAATATACAAATAACATATTCGACTTACAGAAAGGAGGGTGCAGATGAGAGGGGTAGCTAAAGCCGCAAAACGGGCAAATGGTCGAAGTAGAATGTGCGCTATCTGCCCGTTACATAGAGATAAAGCAATTTGTTCACCAGAAGTACAAAGAGTTTGCTCCGATGCTTTTGTTGAGGGGTTTATGAAAGGAGTTAAATGGCTTGAAGAGCAATTAAGACAGAATAAAGATGAAATGGATTTCCTTTAATACCACTGACGCTGATATCTTTCCTCGTATTGCTAAAGTCGCTAAGAATGGAACATTTGATGGCTCCGCGCATACTGATTATCTTGAAAGCTGCCGGTGGTTTGTTGAGCCGTATGATTGTATTATCATTCTCACTCGTGACGTTGGATATCATACCTCTGGATGGTGGAAGAATCCAGACTACGAACGTTGCTATCACTTATCTATCTCCTTCCCCGGTGGACGTGATATTAGGAAGTTGGAACACATTTTGGAAAAGTTCTTCGGCAATAATCGTCGTTTGTTGTGGTGTGAGCCTCCATACAGCGAGGAAGGGAAACATTCGGAAGTGTATCACTATCGTTTGTTTTGTGATGAGAATTGGCAACCAATAATGCCACGTGGAGAAGTGTACTCTAAGCAGTTTACCGAACTGGGGTGGAAATCATATTCAGAGTTACATGGTAGAAACCGATAATAAATAGTAATCATGGAAAAAAAAGACCAAATCAAAGTTTATGTATTGATGCTTTCGAAGGAGTTCCCGAAAGAGCATCCGAAAGCCGGAGAACAAACCGGATTCAAAGAAAAGTTAGAACTGGCATTAAAAGCACAACAACAATTGGAAGATTGTCCTCCGGCATCTGGAATGATTAAAGTACATACTATCCGCACCAATCTTGAACGTTGGTCGCGAATAATGCAGAAAGTGCAGGAAGGAAAAGCTGTTATCTCTGTCCGGCAGTGGAACGGTAGGCCCTATGAAAAGGGGAATGTCCAGGTCGAACTATTCCGTCTTGGAAAAGATGATGGCATAGGGATGCAGGCATTGAGTGTCATGGAATACACCGATTCCGAAGACGGAGTAGAACGTGCCGTTTATTGTATTGACGGGAAACCTATGCCGATGCTAACTATGAAACAAATCGCAGAGAACGACGGGCTGGCTGTTGAAGATTGGAAAGAGTGGTTTACCGGTATGTCGTTTGTTGAATCGTTGCCGATCATCCACTTTACAAAATTTAGATATTGATTATAAACCATTTAAAATTGAAATTATGCAAGACGTAGAGAAAGTTACAAAACTCCTTAAAGAGGAAACAAAAGAAAGCAATGTGCAGGCACTTTCCGGTAATTTGAAAGTAGAAAACAAACCGGCTGCTGCAAAACTGAATCCTGCAATAGTAATCCCGGTCCCATTGAAACGAAAGCGATTAAATGATGAATTGATTGCAGAGCTGAATGCTACCTACGACCGTCCGGCTATCTGTCGTGATGAACATGGAGAGTATAAAGAGGGCGCTTTCCTGCATGGCTCAAATCTGGTAATGACAAGTATCGTCGAAGGACGTTGGCACCTAACAGTGAAATCGGATAAGCCACTTTCCATCTATGAGGTAAAAGCTGCCCGATACAAGTTTATTCCGGATGATGCCTACATGACGGTTATTCTTCCTAAACGCTCGGAACTTGAAAAGTTTACTTCTCCACACTGTATGCAGATGATAGAAATTCAAGTTACAAAAAACGAATAGCGTTTTGAGAGGGGGGACTATAGGGGGGAGAGGTGGGTATGTATAAACTTAAAAAAGACTGATTGAGAAATGATTAAAAAATACGCTTATGTTATCGGCATTGATACCGGAGTAGATACCGGAGTTGCTACGTGGAATGTTGCTGCGAGAAAGTTTGAATTGATAAAGACTACTGCAATTCATAAAGCTATGATGTATGTTAAACAGATGTATGACACATACGGAGGAAGCATATTAGTTCGTGTTGAGGACCCACGTTTAAGGAAATGGTTTCAATCCAACTACAAAAGTAGGGATGAGGAGAGAAAAATGCTGCAAGGTGTCGGCTCTGTTAAACGGGATGCTCACATTTGGGATGATTTTCTTAAAGATACCGGCATTCCCTACGAAATGACTCATCCAAAGGATTCAAAGACAAAGCTCAATGCTTTATCATTCAAGAGATTAACTAAATACGAAAAGAGGACGAGCGAACATTCACGGGATGCTGCAATGCTCGTATTTGGCTATTAGACAGTATGTTTGAATTGCTAAGTGTGCTTGTTAAACGCATAATTTTATCTTAAATATGTGCTTAATAAGCGCACTTTCTTTATATTTGCGTGGAAATGACAGATGTTACATCTTAAAAATTAGTGTAAAATGGAAGGATTATCAAGTTTAGAGGGTTGGGCACTGATTGCAACGTACTTTGTTGCAATGATGTTGCTCGTTGTGTTCCTGCGAAAACACAAAAAGACGAAAGAAGAATTTTTGGTTGCAAACCGGAGTATGCCGTGGCTGCTTACAGCTTTCTCGATGGCTGCTACATGGGTGTGGGCTCCGTCGATGTTCGTTGCATCGGAAAAGGCATACACGCAAGGACTTGTAGGCGTATTCTGGTTTGTCGTGCCGAATGTATTAACCTTGTTACTGTTTGCTTTCTTTGCCAATAAGATGCGTAAGCTCCGACCGGAAGGATGGACGTTCTCGGATTATATTCGTGAGAAGTATTCGAAACGTTGCCATAATCTATTTCTTATCGAGTCATTCGGGTTGCAGACGATGAGTTTTGCCGTTCAACTTCTTGCCGGAGCTACCATCTTTTCAAAGATTACCGGTATATCGTTCACCGCTACTACGATAGTGATGGCGCTTTGTCCTTTGGCGTACACATTTGCAAGCGGTATTCGGAGTAGCATCATTACTGACTTCTGGAAAATGCTTTGGATTGTGGTTGTTTTATTGTTGGGGTTGCCTATAATGTTTTCAAGTGCCGGACCAGAAGCATTGTTCAATGGTCTGGGAGGTGTTAATGGTGGTTTCTCTGATTTGTTTTCGGGTAACGGGCTTATGGTTACTTTGTCCTTCGGTATTCCTACAACGATAGGTTTACTGTCTGGGACGTTTGGCGACCAGATGTTCTGGCAGCGGGTGTTCTGTGTGAAAGCTGACAAAGTGAAGCGCACAATGATAACTGCTGCCTTTATTTTTGCTGTTGTACCCATTTCTTTGGCGGTATTTGGCTTTTTTGCAGCCGGGGCAGGTTTGGCTATATCCGACACCCAATTAACAAACGTAGGGGCTGTAATGGCTTTCTGCCCGAAATGGTTTTTGTATTTGTTTTTTGTGCTCGTTTTGTCCGGGCTGATATCAACCGTTGATAGCATTATTTGTGCAGTGAGTTCCGTTGCAGGACATGATGTGGTGAAACGGTTAGCCATGGACGAGAAATGGCATGAACGGATTCAGAAGAATATTTTTCTTTTTATCCTTTTCGCAAATGAAGTACGGGCAGCTCGCTTTGCAATGATTGCAGTTACTGTTACCGCTATTCTGATTGCAAACATTCCAGGTCTAACGATTCTATATCTTTTCTTGCTTTACGGGACGCTACGTTCATCCGTAATGCTTCCGACGGTGTTCGCTATTCTCGGCAAAAGAATGAGCGAAAGAGGGTTGTTTTACGGTGTCCTAACGAGCATGATTGTAGGTCTTCCGATATTCGCTTACGGAAACTTCACCGGTAATATTCCAATGATTGTGTTTGGCTCTCTCTTCACGATACTTGCATCTGGATTTATGGCTATTCGTCGTAAACGTTTGAAGAGTGGTCCGTTGGAAATGGTGGTTAAGATTGACCGTTCGGAAATGGATAAGTGCATCGAAGAGATTAAAACGCTCGGTGCTGAATATTTTCAATGCGCAGATAGGATGGAGGGACATATACGCACGTTTAGGAATCTAACGGAATCGGCAAAGGGAACGGCAAAGGATATCCGAAAATCAGTTTCCCACTACAAACAGTTACAAGGTAGTATGCGCTATGTGCGCCAGAAGAAGCAATCGAAGTTTAATCATAAAAAATCACGTAGGAAATGAAAAGGCTATCAAAAGCGGAGAAGTATATCATAGCAATATCTTCTCCGAATGAATACAATTTGTTTATGTGTCCCGAACATGGAGTGTATGCAATGCGGAAGGACGTAGAGGACGTAACATGTGCTTATTGCAAAAAGGAATGTCCGAAGTTGAAAAATGCAAAAGAACTACATGAGCAGTATAGAAAGGAGTTAGGATTATGAGAAAGCTGTTTATCATGCTCGTATTGGCTACTCTGTCATTGACAGCCGGGGCACAAGTTTACGATGGTATCACTCAACCGACCAAGTTCCGGATATTTATGCCGGTCACTACATCTTTGGGGGGTAACGGCTCTTCCGTTGCTCCATTTATTGGCTACCGGGCAGACGTTGCCAAGTGTTTTTCTGTTACTCCGGTTCTTCAATACAACATGAATACCGAAGCGGTTTCTTTGGCTGCATGGCTGAATGTGAACTATCAGCAACGGTTTTATCTTTTGGCACGTTCAACCTACAACACGAAAGCAAAGAAGTTCACTGAAACATTGTCCGGTACAATAAAACTCCCTGCCGGGTTTATGGTGGATGTTACATGGGATAATCTGTATAATGGTCGAAGGTTTATGAGTGGTGACCGTCTGCAGGTACTCGGTGGTCTGGATTATAGACGCTTCGTTTTCAATGCCGGATATTCTATGCGTGCGCTTTCGGGATTCGTGGCAAACATCCGGTTCAAGGTAACTAAGTATAATTGGCTACAACTGAAATACGATGAAGGTGCAAGGGCTTTCATTACAAGTGTGGCTCTACAATTCAATGAGCTATGAAAACAGTTCTGGGTAAAAAACAGAGTTCATCACATTCGGATTGGCTTCGGGTGTTTTCCAATATCGAGCAGTTTGTATCGAAGCAGGAAACCGACAATCTGATTGACCGCTTAGTCGAACAAGTGAAACCGTGTGTCCGTGGAAAACGTGTGGCTTATGGATGGAGTGGTGGAAAAGACAGCATCGCTCTTGGTTTCATAATGGAGCAGGCCGGAGTGCATGACTGTTTGCTCGGACGCTGCAATCTGGAATATCCTGCTTTCCTGCAATGGATAGAAAACAACCATCCGGCAGGATTGGAGGTAATCAATACGGGGCAGGACCTTAAATGGTTGGCGACACATCCCGAAATGCTTTTTCCGAATGACTCTTCCTTGGCTGCAAAGTGGTTTAGCATAGTTCAGCACCGGGCGCAGGATGTCTATGTGAAGAAACACAAGGTAGATGTTCTTTGCCTCGGTCGAAGAATACAAGACGGGAACTATGTAGGTCCCGGTGGGATGTACACCAATGCGAGAGGTATCACCCGTTTTTCTCCTATTGCTGATACTAAGCATGAGGAAATTCTTGCGATCATCCACTATTATCATCTTCCAATGCCACCGATTTACACATGGCCTCGCGGTTTTCGTGTTGGTACTCACTGTTGGGCTGCTCGGCAGTGGTGCGGAAGCGTGGAAAATGGTTTTAGGGAAGTTTATGAAATAGATAGTAGCTTGGTAGAGGAAGCTGCTAACTATATACCTTCTGCGAGGCAGTTCTTGCAGGGGAAAGTTTAATCAATAAAAATTGTGTAGGAATGAAAAAGTTAGAAACAAAAAATGTACTCCTGTCGAAATTGAAGGAGTTTCCGGGTAATCCGAATGTTCATCCGGAAGAGCAGATAAAGGCACTTGCTGAAAGTCTGGAACGATACGGGCAGTATTATCCGATTGTAGTTGATGAGAACATGATGATTCTCTGCGGTCATGGTAAGAAGAAGGCTCTGGAATACCGAGGTGACAAAGAGGCTTTTATTACGGTGATGTATGGTCTTACTGATACGGAAAAGAAAAAGCTCGTTCTGGAAGACAATAAGATTCAGACTATGTCACACGTGAATTTCGGTGATATGGAGAAGCTGATTAAGGAAATTGGGGATGTTGATATTATCGGTTTTACTCCGGAATATCTGGATGCCATTATTCACGAGGTCAGTGCTGATAATATGGGAGTAAACTTTGCGGAGCCTGCGAAGAAAGAACAACAGTTCACACCGGAAAAAGAAGCTGCTGACAATCAAGAAGTAGATGAAATTGAAGCCGGTATGCAAAAGGCTAATACGATAGTTTGTCCGCACTGCGGTAAGGAATTCACGCTTTAATAAATTGAGTCATGGAAAATGTAGATTTATTCAAACCACTTCGGGAGATTCAATTTGTGGACAGGGATAAGGTGAAGCCGAACGACTATAATCCTAACAAGGTTCTGGAGAAGAATTTGAAGCTGTTAATGCAGAGCATCCTTACTAATGGCTTCTGCTTTCCTATCGTTGTGCGTCCGGATTACACTATAATCGACGGATTCCACCGTTGGCTTGTTTCCGGCAGGGAGCCATTAAAAACAATGCTCGGAAATAAAATTCCGATTGTAATTGTGGCACATAAGGACGAGAGTCAAGATATGTACGGTACGGTTACTTTTAACCGTGCCCGTGGAACACATCTACTTGAGCCGATGGAGAACATTGTGAAAGCTCTGTTGGAAAAAGGCAAAAGTGTAGATGAAATCTCAAAGGAAATAGGAATGAGTGAGGAAGAGATATTCAGATTGTCAAAGATTGATAGGGATGAATTCTTAAAACTCATGACTAAGCGTACGCAAAGGTTTAGTAAGGCTCAAATCATACGAAGATGTACGTAAAGGAATTGGATATCAATGTTGTTGAAGCAGCCGAGCGCAGGATTCTCGAAGCCTTCAATAAGAATCAGAAAGTTGCCGTCAGTTTCTCTGGCGGCAAAGATTCTATATGCATGTGCGATATGTTGGTTAAGACAATGCAGAAATACTCCATTCCTTTCAACCGCATTATCGTAGTATTCTTTGACGAGGAAGCCATCTATCCGGATGTTGAGGCTATCGCATTGGAGTGGCGTTCACGATTTATGTCTCTGGGCGCTAAGTTTTATTGGTTCTGTTTGCCTATAAGACACTATAACTGTTGCAATAGGTTGGCGAATGATGAAAGTTTTATCTGTTGGGAGCCGGGCAAAGAAAGTGTATGGGTGAGGCCTATGCCTAAGTTTGCTATCCGTAATCATTCAATGTTTCGCATGGGGATGTCGTATCAAGAGTTTGGAGATAAGATTTTCAAGAGTGTTCCTCCGATGGTCGGCTTGCGGATGGCAGAATCCATTCAGCGAAGACAGTCTATCGCTGCAATTAGGACTTCACATTTCCTTTACCCTTTGTATGATTGGAGGGATTGCGATATATGGCTATACATTAAGTTGTACAATCTGACTATTCCAATGACATACATTTACTTGTATAAGACGGGTGTTCCGATTAATAAACTACGTATTAGTCAGTTTTTTAGCATAGATACAATCAAGTCATTGCCCAAAGTTATGGAGTTTTATCCGGACTTATATCAAAGGGTGATTCGTAGAGAGCCGAACGCAGACCTTGTTATGCTGTATTGGGACACCGATATGTTCCGTAGTTCTAAGCAGGACCAGAAGTTTGAACAAGATAAGAATAAAGATTATCGTGTGATATTTCGGGACACAATGAAAAAGGCCGCTTTGCATCCAGACTTATATCCGGGTTATGCAATAGCGAAGAAACTATATGCGAAAATGTCCGGTAATGAATCTTCTAAAACTTGCCAAAAGGCTTATCAATTATTGATAGCAGGTGACCCAAAGAAACGTTCTTATCGGGCTGTGTTGGGTGATATTTATAGGGATAGGGGAGGAGGTGTATAAGAATGCCTAAAGCTGAGGAAGATATTCAGAAAGATAAAGAGAAGCTGTTGAACTCGCTGAAAGAGTGTAGCGGCATTGTTACGTTTGCTTGTGAGAAGGTTGGACTCTCACGGCAGACGTTTTATCGCTGGTATCGAGACGATGCGGAATTCAAAGAACGTGCGGACGCTATTAATGAATTGCAGATTGATATTGCCGAAGCCTCCCTTCTGAAAAAGATACAGAAGGGAGACACTACGGCTATTATATTCTATCTGAAAACCAAAGGCAAAAGTAGAGGATATACAGAGCGTAAAGAGATTGTTGCCCCGGATGGAGTCGGGGTGCAGGTAACAAGCAAAGATTTTGATGTATCGAAGTTGTCAGATGAAGAGAGAAAGTTACTGTTGAGTATTGCGGAGAAACAAGATAAATCAGCGAAAGAGTGAGTTTAGCGGAAACGGAAATATTGAAAATGGCGAGAGCTGTCCAAGCGGATGAATGTAGAAAGTCCTTTTTCTACTTCGTAAAAACGTTCTGGGACGTGATAATACCGGAAACTCCGGTATTTAATTGGCATATTCCGTATTTGTGTGAAGAGCTGCAAGAGCTATCTGGATATATTGTTAGACGGGAGAAAAAACCGTATGATATCATTATCAATATTCCTCCTGGTTCCACTAAGTCCACTATCGTAACTATCATGTGGCACGCATGGCTTTGGACGCAGGATGCACGATTGAGGATAATCTCAAACTCATATTCCGGTGATTTGTCATTGGAACATGCTTCAAAGTCTAAGGATATTATCACTTCTGACTTGTACCGTACTCTGTTTCCGGAGGTAATTATTAGACATGATAAATCTGGAAAGGGAAGTTACGAGAACACGAAAGGAGGCGCCAGATATTCAACTTCGACAGGTGGTACTATTACGGGTAAGCACGCTCACGTGATTATTAACGACGACCCGGTAAATCCAAAGCAAGCCGAGTCTGCTGCTATGAGACTGCAGGCAAACGAGCATACAAAGACGCTTTCCTCTCGTAAGGTTGATAAGAAGAATACTCCAATGGTAACTATCATGCAACGACTGCATGATGATGATGTGACCGGCTACCTGCTGAAAAAGAAGAAAGACAAGATTCGGCATATATGCCTGCCGGCAGAAGTTTCCGACCGTGTCAATCCTCCGGAGTTGAAAGAACGGTATATCGATGGGTTATTGGACCCGATACGTATTGATCGTGAAGTTATCGACGAAGCGAAGGTAGACCTTGGTAGTCGTGGATATGCCGGACAGTATGAGCAGGCACCTTCGGTTGAAGGTGGTAATATTGTTAAGGCAAGTTGGTTCGGTCATATATCATTGTCGCAGTTCCTTGCAATTCGTGGCGGTGCTCCGATTCACTTCTTCCTTGATACTGCCTATGATGAAAAGAAAGCAAAGACTGACAATGACCCTTCGGGTATATTGGCAGCTTGCAGGATACAAAACTTTCTGTATGTATTCCATGCGCAAAAGGTGTGGAAGGAATTTCCAGAACTCATGAAGTTCCTCCCAGACTATGTACGGGCACATGGGTACGATGGTCGGAGTACGATTAGAATAGAGCCGAAAGCAAACGGGATTACGGTTATTCAAGCTGTCAAAAGGTACACAAAACTTAATGTAACAAGGACACCATCACCGACCGACAGTAAGGAAGTGCGTTTGCATGGTGTCTCTCCTAAGATTGAGTGCGGCCGTGTGATATTGGTTGAGGGTGATTGGAATGAAGAGTTTGAAGATGAAGTTAGCCAGTTCCCGGCTAAGACACATGACGAGTTCGTGGATATTTTGGTTTATGCGATTGATTATCTTCTGGATGATTCCTATGTCGAATTATCGGAAGAGGATGAAGATAATATTTTAAGTGTTTTAGGTGGTTAATTTTTTAATATTGTAATTATGGGATTGTTTAATTGGATTGTTAATGGTGTGAATGCGGCTGTTGGTCGCAATCAAGAGTTTGAACAACTTTTGAAAGCAAAGGATGTTAGCCGTGCTTTGTCTCAAATGACGGATAACTCTGCGAAGGTTGAAGCTGCTTTGAAGGTTTATGATACACAGCAGCATGAGGTGATGAATAGACCGAGTAAGGCTGTCTTTGGTAAGAAGGACCCAGTGACGGGAAAACGTAAGTTTCTCCGTTATGATGAGAAATGGAAGATTCCTATTCCATATCCGGTTTTTATCAATGAAATGGCTCTTGTATTCTTGTATGGCCGTCCTTTGAAATGGACGCAATCATCTAAGGGTACGGATAGGGCTTTCTCCCGTTATATTGATTTGATTAAAAGTACCAGATTCAATGCGAAGATTCGCGAGGCAAAGCGTCTTGCCGGTGCAGAGGGACAAAGTGCTTTGCTCTTTCATACATACCGGAACGATGAAGGTAAGCCGGATTGCTTGATTAAAGTTGTGGCTAAAAGTCTGGGTGATGATATATACTTCCGGAAAGACCAATTCGGACGAATGATGTGTTTTGCTCGTGGGTATAACTTGCAGGAGGTTGGCGGTGAAATCAAATATCATGTTGATATACACACAAAGAAGATGATATATCACTGTAAGCGTAACGCTATGGGGTGGGACATTGAAGAAGAGGTAAACCGTGCAAAGAAAATATGTGTGGTCCTTTTTGAGCAGGAGCCGGAGTGTGCAGGTGTTGAGCCGATGATGCACCGCAAGGAAATGATGGTAAGCCGAAGAGCTGACGTAAACGACCGATTCTCTGACCCTGCATTGGTTGCAGATTCGGATATAGTAAATTCTTTGCCAGAAAAGGGAGAGGATAGTAAACTGTTCATTTTGAAGCCTTCAATGGATGGTGCTAAGAAACCGGAAATGAAGTATCTCACGTGGGATAATGCTCCGGAAAACCAGAAGCAGGAAAGCGAGGAATTGGACGATAAGATTCACCGTTTTTCTTTTACTCCTAAGATTGACTTTGATACGATGAAGAGTCTTTCCCAAGTTTCGGCAAAAGCGTTGAAGCAACTTATGCTCTTGGCTGTAATCAAGGCAGACAAGCACAAGGAAAAGCACGACGAATATGCAGACCGTATCGCCAGTGTTTTCATAGCGATTATCGGTAATGTTCTGGATATCTCTCTTCGGGATGAGTGTGATAATCTGGTTGTGGAGCATGAATTTCAAGAGCCCTTCGGTGAAGATATTGAGGCCGTGCTTAATAATCTGATTAAGACAAAGAATGCCGGTGGTATGTCTGACGAAACCTTTATTGAAATGAATCCTATCATTAAAGATGCCACTCTGGAAAAAGAGCGTTTGAAAGCGCAACATGAGCAGGAGTTGCAGGAAGAGAAGGACCGGTATAAACAAGATATTTTCGGTAGCGCAGAATAAAGGACATGGCAAAGATTGATGAAAACAAGTATAAACGGGCATTACTCCAACGTACCGAAGGATATGCTGCAAACGTACGGGCAATCTACCTGGATGTGATGGAGCGGCTTATTTCTTTAGCGTTGGAGGTAGAGCCAATCTATGACGCTAAGAGCCCGTTTGTTTTTGCCGACTATCCTACTATTTCCGACAAAGCAAACGTTCTGCTACGGGAACTGTACAGTCGTGTATATCAAACTATGCAGTTTAGTATTGCCAACGAATGGGAGCAATCTAATTTGAAGTCGGATGAACTTGTTCGGTCTGTCTTTGGGCAAAAATCCATAGATAACAAACATTTCGCTCGATTCTTTGAACGCAATAAGAAAGCTATGGATGCTTTCTTCTCCCGTAAGTCGGAGGATGGTGGTTTGAACCTTTCTCAACGTATCTGGAAGTATGAAGGTCAGTTCCAGCAGGAGATGGAAATGGCTATTGATTGCCATATTGGGGAAGGGATGTCCGCTAATGTCATGGCTGCAAAAGTCAAACAGTATTTGAATGAACCGGATAAATTGTTTCGACGGGTAAGGGATAAACGTGGAGAACTTATTCTATCAAAAAACGCAAAGGCTTATCATCCGGGATCGGGACAGTATCGTAGTAGTTCCCGAAATGCACAACGCTTGGCGCGTTCTGAAAACAACATTGCATATCAGACTGCTGATCACGAGAGATGGGCACAGCTTGATTTCGTTGTAGGTATTGAAATTAAGGTATCAAAGAATCATCCAGAGAAAGATATTTGCGATAAACTTGCCGGAAGATATCCGAAAGGTTTTGTATTCAAAGGTTGGCACGGAAATTGCATGTGTCATGCGGTCAGCATACTTGCTTCGGACGATGAGATTGATATGCTTACTGATAAGATTCTTGCAGGAGAAGATACCGCAGGATTCAAATCAAAGAATGAAGTAACGAGACCACCAGAAGAGTTTTATTCATGGTTAAAGGAGAATGAAGAACGTATTGAGAAGGCGAACAATCGGGGTACATTGCCATATTGGATAAAGGATAACCCGAAATATACGGGTGTCAAGGTTGAGGCGATGAATACCGGTGAACGAGTGGAAATTCGGAAGAAGGCAAAAGAGAAATATCAATCCTACGAAGGTCCATGGACGAAAGCGTATTATGATGAGTACAGTGGTGGATTCAATGTTTATCACCAAGAACATCAGTTCACCAATACGCAGGGCGGTGGTGATGCGGAGAAGATTGTCGGTAAAATGTTAGCGAAGAATAGTGGAAAACAAGTCGAGTTCCTGCCGGAGAATGGAAAAGGGAAAGGTGTGCCAGACTTGAAGTTTGACGGGTGTACATGGGACGTGAAGTATATTGATAATGCCAATGAAAATACTATCCGCGCGTACATAAAGGATGCCCGAAAAGCGGATAGGGCTATTTTCTATTTCACCAATGACAAATATAAGGACTTGCGTTCTGCTATAAATCGGGAAGTAGGACGTTTTAAAGCAATGAATAAGGTTGGTGAGCTTCCGGATATTTACTACATGGATAAGAGGGGATTGCTAAAACTATTGTGGAAGAAAGAATAAAAATGGGCAGATTATTGCTCTGCCCGGGCTGGTGTAGAAAGCGGGAACATTACTTCCCTCACTCTTTCCACAATGCAAATGTATGAAATATCTCTGAAAAACAAAAGGTTATTCAGATTTTTCCTTTCTTCTCAATGGTCCCAATCGGATAGTGCACTTATCGTTGCTGTACGACTTTTCCTCTAGGTGAAATCTGGACTTTAGATAGCCGTAGCTTATTCCTAACTGTTCAGCAGAAAAAGTATCGTAAATGGCCGCTTGTGAGCCAAAATAGAAATGCTTATCTGTTTTTCCTTCGACCTCTATTGGTTCCGGGAATTCAACGTGGTATACTTTACTTCCTTGTTTCATCTTTCTTTTCGAAAATAAACTGACTTGGATTTATTGGGTATAATCGCTTATATTTATCTGCTATTAAATTTTGCAAGTTATGTATGAATGGCACTCTGATATACTCACAACCCATAAGTGCACTTGATGTTGGTTTTTCCATAATACAAACGTAGTCTGCTCCGTTTTTTGTAATATCAATTACGATATGTGTTCCATCCTGTAATGACAGTTCTTTTTCATAAACTGTTATTCCCACAAGACCATAGAGATGTTTTTTTTCTATCTCAATATATCCTATACTTTCAAGAGTGCTCCCATTTACAGGAATACCTTCTATCATATTTCCACAAAGGTTACAGTTTATTTCAAATTGACCGTTATCATCCGCAACTGTGATAATGTTTTTGTCATTATCTATTGCTATTACTTTCTTGTATTCTCTGGTAAAAGTTCTAGGGTTACTTGCTGGAATATCCATTTTTAAGCAAATGCAGTTTCCTATTTTAAAATTACTCGCATTCATAAATTTTAGTCTTTAATTAATACTTTTCTAACGATTTGGCTACTGAACTCACCATTTTTTATCTTACTCCATATTTCATCTTCTGTAATACTTCCATATCTTCTATCGGATGATATATGTTTTTGTAATTTAGGAACTATGTCGCATCCTAAAGAATCTAATGCCACAGTTGTATGAAGTGTTAGATGCTTATCACTGTCAATCTCACTTAAAATTTTGTCTAATGTTTCCATACTGATAATTTTATAAGTTATTTACAAATATAGTTCAAATAATTAATATACGAAACAGATTCATCAGTTTTAATCGAAGTCAAATAAACTTAGTTGTAGAGGATTTTTGGGCACATTATCCCTGCTTTTCGTGACACTTTCTGGGTTAAGTGTGATTGTTTTAACCTTTTTCGGTAGATTTTCCTCTATTGTTGGTTTAGGAACTTCCTTTGAGGCTTCATGTTCTAACCTGATGTTTTCCCAGATTTTGATAGTAATAGATTCCTCTTTGGTAATTTCCCGAACGGTTATTAGTGGTATTGGAGAGAAGCGGGTAGTGTTCAATCGTTCATTAATCTTCCAACCAGCATAAAAAGAGCTAGGGTCTAAACTATCGTGACATATTACTTCTCCAACACATCCATGAATAATAAAATTACAGACGGTCATGAGACAGCAGGTCCGGTCTATATCTTCGGCACAAAGATAGTTCCCAATATTCCGGACATGCCAAGCAAGTAATGTTCGTCCACTACCACATGCAGGGTCATTGATATATTTTCCTGTAATTTTTTCATTGTTATCATTCATTTCAGCCATCATATCACAAATACCTGTCGGGGTGAAGAATTGCCCAGTTCCTTGTCGTCTCATTTTGCTTGCTACGCAGGACATGTATAAATCACCAAAAGGGTCGTACCATTCATTATGGATTAACTGTTTTTCCATAACTTTAATCCACTCGCAGAGCATATTCCAAAATACGGACGTTTGTTCTTTATTGTACTTCCAACTTTCCAATGGTTTGGCATTAGGAGTAAAGTAGTGGATTATGTAAGTGAGGAAATCATTAAAAACTTGGCTAACATCAAATCCGTTATTGTATGTAAAGTTGTTAATCAGTTTTTCAAGTTCCCTCACTTCGACCGGAGCATCGTAGTTACTTGACATGGTTTATTCCTCCGTATCATACAGAAATTCATTAATAGCGGTTTCCGCTTCATCTTCGGTTAGGCCGATACCTATTAGTGCATCCATTGCCATCTCTTCAAATATTTCATCCATATCTCACCAATTTAAGAGTTCGCGAATTTCTTCTCCTAAATACCCTATTTGCTCACTCTCTCCGATGAAAACCTTGCTCCCATCTTCGGTTTGTACTATTTCATCTTGTACATCGTATTCAAACGGATAATGTGGTTGGATTGCCAAACGTATTTCGGCACTTGGATTCATTTCTGATAACTGTTCGATTAATTCTTGTACTGTCATAATAAATGTTGCGTTAAATAATTTTTATTTTAAAGTGAAAATTCTTTGTTCCAATCTTCATCGGTTAGGATAATATAAACGATAAGTTTAATCAAACTACGTTTAGAACCGACCTTAGCAATGGTATCGATGAATTTGTTTTTCTGTTCATCCGTTGCGATGAAGATGTGACCTTGCTTCACCTCTGGTTTGAAAGGGTGAATTTGACTTTTGATTTTTTTAAATTGATTGCCATAATATTGTTGCATTAAGTGGGGCTTTTGCCCCACTGATTATTATTTATTGATAACTGTTATAAACTGACATTTAGCCCAAAGCGAAATATCATTGCTGTTTATATATTCTTTGTTTTTTGCTTCAATAGCTTTAGCTTGTTTTTCGCTAATCTCTTTACCTTGTAAATAATACTTTTTCATACGGTGTTGCATTTACTGTTTGTTATTTCAAATCTTCCAATTTCTCCGTTGTCAAATACCATTCATATTGGCATTCCCTTTGGCGTTCCTTTGGCAAGCATGGGGCATAAAAGTATAATGCTTTAGTGCCATCATTCAAGTTACCGAAAGCCCTATCACGTACTTTGAAACCGAGTTTCTTTATCTCTTCCCAAGTGGTCAGAAAAACTTTCTTCTGACCACCCCAAACATTTGCATAGATTTCTTCCCCTTTGATTCTCATAGCTTATTTCCTTAGAATTTCATCAAGTAATTTTTTATCAGCATCCCAAAGGTTGTACCCTTTGGCTATTTTTCTTCTGAGATACTCCTTTTCTCCAATCATGGAAATTACCTTTTCTCTCAAATCTGACGCACTCCACTTTTCGGCTTGATCTATCAGGAAGTTTGCAAGGCACTTTCTTTCTTCGTAAAGTCTGCGTACTAATACCGTCTTTTGTTCTATCTCTTTTAAAGCTGTTGGGTTTTCCATCCACAATTTGCAAAAAGCGTCTTTGTCAAGTTCTGTATTCATGTAGCACTCTTCTACTTCTTTGTAACTATCTGCTGATAGTTTTAAGCCTGTTCTTTCTGTAAATTCTTTCTGTGTCATAATCAGTTGCGTTAAATGGTTTATATCACTTTCCTTAAATTGTAATATTTATATGTGCTTAATAAGCATATTTATTTAGCGCAAATGTATATCATATATTTAATATATGAAAGAAATATGTGAATTGTTTTTCTTTTCTTTTATTGTTAATTATCTAAATATTTAAACTACTGTATTTTATGTGATATAAAAATAGATGTGCTTGATAAGCGCATTTATGAAATAATTTATATCTTTACCGCAAATTAATCAATTTAGATATGAAAAAGAAACTTTTGGATGCGCTGAAAACGAAATTTTCGGGGGTAAGCGAAGCGATTTTGGATAGAATTGCGACGAAGAAAGCAGAAGGTGTTACGGATGAAAGTCAAATCACGGCTATTGTGGACGGTATTAACTTTCAAGACGTACTGACTTCGTATGGGGACTACCGGGCTAATGAAGCAAACGTTTCCTCTGTGAGAAACTATGAGGAAAAGCACGGATTGAAGGACGGGAAACCAGTAGCAGCAGGTGGCGAAGGTGAAGGAGCTCACAAAGGAGGTAAGACAAGTTACACAACGGAAGAGTTGGATAGCTATTTTACTTCAAAGTTGGAAGCTGCAATCAAACCTTACAAAGAAAAGATTGAAACTCTTGAATCGGAGAAGCATCAAGGCGACCGCCAGACTGCCATATCTAATGCGATGAAGAAACTGGGATTGACAGAGGATGAAATGCAGTTCGTTACAGTACCGGAGGATAAGGACCCAGAAGAATATCTGACCGGTTACAAGCAACATCTTATCACAAAAGGTCTGAAACCGGCAGATGATTCCGGGGCACAAGTATCAGACTCACAAGTGCAGGATGCTGTAGCTACCGACTGGCTGAATGCTTTGGGAGTCTCGGAAGCGAAAGTTTAATGTTTAAATTACAAATGACATGAAATTTAGAAAAAAGCAAGTTGGTGGATTTCGTCCCATCTGTACTGGCTCTCCGTCAATCGGAGTTGTCGGGGGATTTAATCTGAACAAGGAAAAGGTCAACTATCCGGTTGGCGCTATTATTCCTTCTGCTTCTCTTGCCGAGTATGACGAAAGTTCATCCCGGCAAGTTGTCGTGTTGAAAGCATCCCGGGTTGTAGCTATTGATACTACCGATGCAAAGAAAGTGTCGTTGCAATGTGATGAATTTCTTTCTCCTATTTTCATGGTAGGGGACCACGTGGCGAAGGATGACTCTGGCAATTTCGAAGATACCGCAAGTATCACGAAAATTATTAATGATCGTAACGGATATGTAATCGTTCTCGATAAAGCTATTGCAGGTTTGAAAGTTGGGGAAGCTCTGTTTGAGGTTCTTGAAGGACCTGCCGAGGGCGATGGTAAGACTCCGGCTATTTTCCCAATCAAACAGCCGCAGGGTGTAACAGTCGGTGCGGAGCCTATGGGAACTTATATCGGTCTTGATGAAATTTCCGTAGATGTTGCTATCAACTCAAAGGGAGAGATGTACTACAAAAGACGTATTCCTCCTATTCCTGCGAAGTTTATTGAAGGGATTTGCTTGAAAGGAAATCCTAATATTCAGTTTACGGATTCTTACTAAAGAAAGGAGGCAATAAATGAAATCTATTTTTTCGACTTTTAAAATTAATGACGTAAAGACTGGAAAGCCTATTGACTTCATCGGCACAATGCAGATTATGTTCGACAAGGCTTCTCTGGAAAATAAAACGCTCTGGGAGCAAACCTACGTAGACCGTTGGTTTGATTTCCGTCCTCCGCAACTCGGTTTGACGGCAGAAGGTATCATGGGGAAATACGGTGTCCGTATTCGCGCTTCTATCATCGGTAACGATGCAGATACTCCGTTACGTGCCGGTAGAGGATTTGAACTGTGGAACGGTGAGATTCCTCGTGTTGGACACAAGTTCAAGACGGATGCAAAGACATTGCGTACCATGCTGATGGTTTACGAAAACAACCGTATTAATCCCGTTCAGAAATTGAAGGAAATCCAGAAATGTTTGTTCGGTGATTATAAGGATGCTTATTTGGGCTGTAAGGACGTTGCGGATGAAATCATTTTGAAGTCTCTGTCTGGCGGTGGTCTGGCAATCTTTGACCCAGCTATCGATAATCCGGAAGGACGTAAATATTTGGTTGATTACGGAATGCCGGAAGAGAACAAACAGATGGTTGATTCTGATAAGGAATGGACCGAAGAGAACATTGATAATGTGGCTATTGATGCAGTACGTATTCTGCAGAAGATTGTTTATGAGTATGCTAATAAAGGCATTACTTTCGATGCATTGTTGATGGCTCCCGTTATCAAGTATTGGATGATGCGTAGCATTGGTTTACGTACCGGATATCTGGGTAAAGATAAGAATACCCGTTCTCTGACAGAAGATGAATTCTCGGCTTATCTGAAATCCATGAAGATTCCTAATATCATCGAAATCAACAAGCGGACAGCTTATCAGAAAGATGGTATTCCTACTAATATCAATCCGTGGAATGATGATGTGATTGCATTCATCCCGAAAACGGATGATGGCAAGTTAGGCGAAGTTCAGCCTGCATTTGAGGACAATGCAATCATGCCGGACCCGCAAGTTCAATATACCGATGCCGGAGACGGTATTCGTATTGCAAAATGGACTACAGGTGAGTCAACCGGACAGCAAGCCGCAGAGTACACACAAGGTTCTTGGCGTGCAGTTCCTATTATCTCATGTATTAACGGTATCGTTAATCTCAAAGTTAGAAATACGAATGTTCCATATCCCGACGGAGAAGAAATTCCCGTTGGCTAAAAAAGTGTTGTATGAAACTTATAGCAATTAAAACTTTTCAGGATAAAGAGACTAATGAACTTTACCAACCGGGTACAGAGATTCTGCATTTCGAAGATGATCGCGCAAAAGACGTGATTCAACGTAGATTGGCTGTGGAGGTAAGAGCTCCTAAAGTTGTTACTGATATTGACCTATCCAAAGGGGCTAAAGAGGTTATTTCTTTGGTAGCTTCATTTACTGATGTTGAAAAACTGAACGGGTATCTTGCATTGGAAAATGCGGCTGAAAAACCTCGTTCGACTATTGTAAAAGCTATTGAAGCAAGATTGGAAGAGTTGAAGAAATGACAAATTCGGAGGTATTCATATCGAAGTGTTTACACTATAATCCTTCTCCGCTAACGGTGGAAGATTTGTTGGATGATGTGGGGTTGAAACCGGAGGAGGACTGCACAGATAAGCGGAGAGTTGTGTCTGCCGTTCTGTCTTATCTGTCTGGCGTTCGTTCTTTGTCTTCCGAGAGTGAGGCTGATACTTCAAATTCGTATGATGAGGAAGGATTGACAAAGTACATTCTGGCTTTGTGTAAACAGTTCGGTTATGATTCCTCCGAGTATCTTTCTGGTGATTTGACAGAGATAGAGGATGGTTCTTGCATGTGGTGAGTTATGTGGTATGAAGATAAAATAGAGTTGTATGTACCAGGAAGCAATGGGCATGATGAAAACTTCAATCCCGTGCGAAAGCCGGAGTCTTGGACTTTTCTCGGTGATTGCAAGATTCATGGTAATGCGTCTGCAAAAACCGTTCCTGCTGCCGACGGTAAGGATTACATCTATAATTATCAGATTACTATGTTCACTCCTGCTATTATCCCTAAATTGAATGATAGAGTACGTATTACAAAAGCTGACGGTAGCATATTTGAAAAGATTATGACTGTTGTTGGCTCTGGTACTACGAAAAGAAAGTTAAGCATATTCTTATGAAACTGAAACGTACCGGTGACTGGAATCGGGTCCCGTCAATATTGGAGCAAGCGGTTAAACGTGTTGAGCAGGCGGTACTTTTCAATTTCTATGTAATCGGTGAAGGTTCTGTTAATCATGCTCGCGAGCATGGCACGTATAAAGACCGTACAAGCAACTTACGCAACTCGATAGGTTATGTGATTGCTTATAATGGTGAAATTATAGATTACGGCTTTAAACGTAGTGCAGGGATTACAAATAAAGAGGCTTTTCTTGCTGACTATAAAATTCAAGAGTTGATAGGGGACTCCGGTTTTGATTTAATCATTGTAGCCGGTATGAACTATGCTCGACATGTCGAAAACAAGGGGTATAATGTTCTTTCTTCCACTGAAAAGTATCTAAAGCGAGAAGTGCAAACTAAGATTAAAAGGATTCTTTCTAAAGCAGGATTCAATCAATGACGGGACAACAAGCTATAACTGAAATTTGCAAGATGCTTGATGCCGGAAATGTTGGCATTCAGATATTCAAGAATAGGAGAGAGGTAAATTTCTCCGGTTCTGAATACATTGTAGTTAATCATCTTCCTTTTCCGCAAGAATGTGGACTGCAGGAAGGTTATGCTAATATCAATATCCATGCAAAGGACACTGATACGGGTGAGCCGGACAGCGGACGTATCGACCAGATTTCAGCTCTTGTTTTGCCACTGTTCAAAGAAACGGAAGATGCAGAAGGAAACATCTATACAGCTCGTTTAGGTGCTGAATTCTCTCTTTATGATGATTCGTTCGTCCCCGACGAGGATGGTACGAGTTATCAGAATTTTAAGATTAAAGTAACGTATTATAATTAAATATCAATGATATGTCAAAAACTGCGGTATATGGTATTGAATACCTAAAATTATCTCCGGCCATTGAAACCGGAGAAACAGCCGGTACTTTTCCGGATTTTGAAAAGGTAGCTTCCAAATTCCTTGTTACGGCTATTGTGAAAGATTCCATGTCTTACAATGACCAAGCACCCGGTGACACGGATATTGAGGTCGAGGATATGGATACTCTCTATGCCTCTCTTCCTTCGGATGCTGGTAGCGAGGGGTTCACAGTCCAAACTTACGACATGGGCGAGGAAGCTTACAAATATCTGTTAGGATATACTAAAAATGGAGAGTGGAACGAGGAAGTTCCCGGATTCACTCTGTCAAATCAAGGTGTGGAACTCAAAACGAAACAATTTGAGGATTTCCCGTCCCGTATTTTCCAATGGGCACGTATGAAGGTGAAAGTTACCAAAACCGGAACTATCGGTAAATCTGGTTTCCCGAATTTCAATATTGAATTCAAGAAACTTGCTAATCTCGACAAGACGGGTAGGGAGATTTGCGGAGCACGTAACAAGATTTACACTGTTCCAGTCGGTTAAAATTGGATGCGGAATAGTTCAGTTGGTAGAACATTAGGTTGCGGGCTACTGCCTAAGTGTCGCCGGTTCGAGTCCGGCTTCCGCTACATAGTTTGTTAGGTAGAAAGATGGTTGTAGTAGGGATAACGACTATTGAACACCATTATAAGATTGTTGCAAGTGTCCCGGTCGATACGGGCCGGGGCTTTTAATTTAGGTGAAGATGGAAAAAGAGAAAGACAATGTACAAAAGAAAGTCGCTAATGCCATTGCAGAGCGACCAATTATTATCTGGTTTGGTTGCCTTCCATTCATAGTGCGACCACTCACGTTTACGCAACTGTTCGATATAGGTTCCGTTTCGAAGGATATGCCGGAAATTGAGCAACAGAAGATAGACGGACGTACGAATGTCTCGGCTACTTTAGTGTACTATGAAGAGGCTCATAGAATGTCAGAGATAGCAGTAATGACAATCTTCCGCAGTATTTGGATGCGAAAGTTATTCCGGAAGTATATCAAGAAGAGATTAACGGTCCGCAAATACAAAAAGTTGCAGGACTATATGGCACAGACTATGGATGCCACTTTTTTTTTAAGCACTATCATTTTCCTAAAAGGGCTAAACGAAACGACGATGCCGACGAATACGCCAGAAGTGACAGCCCATGGTCAACCATTAGCGGAGTGATGAAATACTACCGCATGAGTTATGAGGATATTGTCAGCAAAAGGTCATATCTGAATATCATATTACTTAATGCGGCTATTCCTGGTGCAAAGCCAAAGGAAGGAGAGGAAACGAGGAAGGTTCACGCTAACGAGTATTTTGCTCAATTTATGTAAGGATGGATACACAAGGTACAATAGGTATTAAAGCCACGTTGGATATTTCTGAAATGCAGAAGAATGTTCAGAAGTACGTCCAAAACATTGATATGATGCAGGACCACACCGATACTGCCAGCCAGTCCGTTGCTCGGTCTTTCTCCCGGATGCAAGCTGCCGGTGTTGCATTCCTTTCCATTGATATGGCGAAGCGTTTAGCATCTGAAATGGTCTCGGTATATGGAACTTTTCAGCAGCTTGAAATCAAATTTACCTCGATGCTCCAATCTGGGGAGAAAGCTCAAAAGTTGATGGGGGAACTCGTGAACTTTGCTGCTACCACTCCTTTTGATTTGAAGGGCGTTTCCCAATCCGCTACACAACTTGTTGCCTATGGGACTGCTGCTGATGATGTGATAGACCGTCTTACACGTCTGGGAAATATTGCGGCCGGATTAAGTCAGCCAATAGGGGACCTTGTCTATTTGTATGGTACGAGTATGACGCAGGGCAAACTTATGACGCAGGACTTAAATCAGTTTGCCGGACGTGGTGTGCCTATCTTCGAAGAGCTTGCTAAGATTATCGGGGTTAATAAGGACGAGATTCGCGAACTTGCCGAGCAGGGGAAAATCAGTTTCTCATATTTGGAACAAGTGGTTGATAACCTTACAAATAAGGGAGGAATGTTCTACAATCTTATGGAGGAACAAGCGAAAGCCGTTTCCGGTAAGATTTCCAATATTGGCGACAACATCGATGTGATGTTTAACGAAATGGGACAAGCAAGTGACGGATTCATCAATACTGCTCTGGATGGCACTGCATTCTTGATTGAACACTACAAGGAAGTTGGTGCGGTTCTTGGTTCACTTGTCGCTTTGTATGGAATACATAAAGCTGCTCTTATCGCTCATGCCGCTTATTACAATTCAATCAAGAAGATAGATGAGGTTGCCCGGCTTACTGCTGAGGCGAACGCTTTGAAAGTTCTGGAAACAGAAGAAATCAAAGCTAATTTGTCTAAACAGAATTTGGTTGTTGGTTCTACGGCTTACTGCAAAGCACTAAAGGCTGAAATAGAAGCAAAATTGGAGTCACAGAAAGCTACTCTCCAATTGGCTACTGCGGAATACTCTTCTGCGCAAGCATCCTATAAGTCAGCGTTGCAACGTTCCTTAGCTGCAAAGCAGGCTATCTGGCGCAGAGAGACGGATTTAGTACTTGCCAAAGCAGAGGGCGACCAAGCTAAAATAACTTTGGCGCAAACCGAGTTGCAGAAAGCCATAGACGAGAGAGCTTCGGCAACGAAGGTGAAAAAGGCTGCTGCCATTGAATTGGCGCAAAAGAGTGCTGCGAAGGAAGCTGCCGCCACTGCTGTAAGTACTACAACTACAACATTGAATACAGCCGGAGAAACGGCTAATATTGCCGCTAAATCACTTGGAGCAAAAGTAACTAACATCCTTACGGTGGCTACCGCCAAACTTAATGCTGTAATGGCTGCTAATATATGGACTATTGTAGCCATTGGTATCGCTGCTGTTTGCTATGGGATTTACAAGCTGATTACTTACCAAACCGATGCAGAGAAAGCGCAGGAAAAGTTAAACAATCGTATTAAGGAGTTTAATTCTGAAACCGATGCAGAGCAAGCGGAGATTGACCGTCTCTTCGGTAAACTTGACGCTGTCAAGAAAGGTACGGATGAGTACAATAAAGCTAAACAAGCTATCATTGATAAGTATGGTGAATATCTGAAAGGTCTGGGTGATGAAATTGAAGCTCTGAATGATGTTGCAGGTGCTTATGAAGCTGTCAGTGCTGCCGCCAAACAAGCTGCGCTTGACCGGGCTATTGCAGATTCTACTTCAACCGCACAAAAAGATTGGGCAGATAATCAAGGAAAACTTGTCGAGAAGTTAGAAAAAGCAGTACGTGATTCCGATAAATTTAAGGGAAAGAAGGGGATTGATAGAGAGGTTTCTTCCATCGTTCAGATGATTAAATCCGATTTGAAGTCTGGGGGATTATCCGATGAGACGAAAAAGATTGTAGCAGGATTGACGAAGGAAATTTTTGTTTCTGCAGGTTATGGCTCCGGTCAATGGATTAGAGGAAATGATGTGCAGGTTTATGTACAGCGCATGATTTCAAATAATAAGTTGCTTGAGAAAACCTACAAGGATATTCACGATAAGTTAGGCTATGATACCAATCAATATATAAACCTCACAGCGAAACAGATATCGACAGATATTGCCATGTTTGAGGCTGCACTTGCACGATTTAAAAAGTCTGGAAAGAATCAAGTGGTTAAGATGCATGATGGTTCCATGACAAATCAGATGGGAGAGGCTGAAATGACAAATCACCTCCGTAAACTTAAAGAAGTGCAGGAACAGCAACAGAAGGCTGCTGAAAAAGAGGCAAAAGGAGCTGAAACAGTTGCTCAACGCAAGGCTCGTTGGACTAAAGAATTAACTGAAGCAGAAGAAAAGCTAACTAAACTGAAAGATGATAATTCCACTGCTACCGAGAAGGAGATTAAAACACAGCAGGAGTTAGTTGATGGTTTGAAGAAGAAGCTCGGTGTTGATGATAATTCTGTAAAGTCGAAACAGAAAAAGCAAGAAGAGGCTAACCGTCTGAAAGTGGAGCAGGCCGAACGTCAGCGCCAAATTGACGAAATGAATCAGCAGGATAAAGAGAGGGCTATTCAGGCAGAACTTGAACTTTCGCAGGCAAAGATTGATACCATGGACGAAGGTTTCAAGAAGCAGCAGGAACAGATAGATCTAAATTATCGTAAGGCTAAAGCTGATAATGCTCGTCGTGCTGCACAATATGTCAAGGACCAACAAGAAGCTGAACGGAAGGAGTGGGAGAAAAGCCATCCAAAATATAAGGAGGAGGGACTTGTTTTTACATCACCGACAAAAACGAAGAATGACCTTCCGCAAGAGAAAAAGGATACTCTTGATGCTTACGACAAAGCTGCTACCGAAGCAAGGGAAAAAGCGGAGGCCTCTTTGTCTAAGGCTCTTCTTGAACAGTATCAAGATTATACAGACGAAAGGCTCGCCATTGAGAAAAAGTTCAATGATGACATTGCGGCTCTTCGTATTCAGAGAGAGAAGTTCCAAAAGGAAGGCAATATGGAGAAAGTTCAGCAAACGGACCGTTCAATAGCGCAGGCTACAAAGATGAAGGGTGAATCCCTTGTAAACTTTGACTATGAACAGATGAAGAAGTCTCCGGATTATGTACGTGCTTTCGAGAATTTGAAACAGACTTCAACCGAAACATTGAACTCTCTTCTTGAACAGTTGGAGAATGCTAAGGAGTCGGCAGCACAAGTGCTTTCTCCCGACCAACTTCGTGAATATACTTCCACGATTCAATCAATAATGGATGAATTGGAAGAGCGTAACCCTTTCCAGATGCTCGCTGATCGGAAACGTGAACTTGCAGAAGCGGAGGAAGAACTTGCGAAAGCGAAGAGGGAACTTGAAGCTGTTCAAGGTGGCGCACAAATTGTAACGGGTGTCAAGAATATCAAGTATAATGCGAGTACTGGAAAGATTGAATCTGAAAAAACGTACCTCACTGCTGCCGAAGCTGCCGAGAAGTACAATAAGGCGCAGGATAAAGTTCTCAAAAAGAGTGCGCAGGTTACATCTGCAGAAAGAAAGGTCACTGAATCCTTTGAGAAGCTATTCAGTGCCATACAAGATGTTGGAGGCTCTATCGGTGGTCTAACCGGAGAAATTATTTCAATGATTGGTGGTATCGGGACAACCGTAATGACTGCTATTCAAGGTTTAGACTCTGCAAGTAAAGCATCTTCTGCGGCTATCCAGACGGTTGAAAAGGCTTCGGTTATTCTGGCTATCATATCAGCAGCCATACAGCTCGCAACGAAAGTTGCATCTTTCTTTGCTGCCGACTATTCGGAGTATAATAAGGCGAAAGAAGCATACGAGAGCTATGTGAAGGTTCTTGATACCGTGATTGAGAAGCAAAAGGAACTTATGCAGACCATGACCGGGGAGAATGCCAAAAATGCCTATAAGTATGCTCTTGAACTGATTGATAAGCAGGCGGCAGCAGCCCGTGAACTTGGCAAGGAAAGACTGAATGCAGGAGCCAGTGCCGGTTCTCACTCAATAGGTGTACGTATCAGAAAAGGGATGTCTGATGAGGGATGGTCGCAGGCATTGAACGCTCTTGGTAGTAGTGCATACAACCAGATAAAAGATGGCCGTATGACCGGGCTGTTTGACTTATCGGTTGAGCAGCTTGAAAAGTTGAGAAACGAAGCTCCCGTCTTTTGGGCGAAGTTGGATGATGATGTAAAGGACTATCTGGAATCCATCATTGAAAGTGGTGAAAAGATAGAGGAAATGAACGAGGCTTGGAAGGAGAGTTTGACGGGCGTTTCCTTTGACTCTGTATATGACAGCTTTCTCGATATGCTCTATGATATGGATGCCGACTCAAAAGACTTTGCGCAGAGTTTCGGGGACTATTTCCGTAAGGCTATGATTAAGGCAATGTTTGATAAGAACTACAAGGCAAAGTTGGAAGAGTGGTACGACCTCTGGGCAGAGTACATGGATGATGGTGTGATTGATAATGATGAGCAAAAGGAGCTTGATAAATTGAAGGATAGCATTATCTCCGGAGCGAAAGCCGGTGCCGATTTGATTAACGAACAGTTCAAAGACTTATACGAGGATGAGGATTCGCGTGAAGGTTCCAAGAAAGGTATTGCAAATGCTTCGCAGGATTCGGTCGATGAATTGAATGGTAGAATGACAATGACTAATGTTCTTCTATCTGACGTAAAAACAGAATTGCAGTCACATACTCTTATTTACAAAGGTGTAGCATCCGGAGTAGTGGATATCAAAGCAATAACCATGACAATGAATGAGAATATTAGAATTATTAAAGATAATATGTCTGTCATTGTTGGACTTCTTTCTAACATTGATGCTAATACAGCACATTTAGAAGGAATATCGAAAGATATAGGTCTGGTAAAGGATGGCATTCAGAAGATGAATGATAAAGGTGTAAAATTGACAAGATGAAAGGAGCTTTTTACATAGACGGTGAAGATATGTACCTTCGTTTCGGTGCTGTTTTTATTAGTGGTGGGTACGATGATATATTAACGTTCCCTGCTTTGAAAGACCCAGATAAAAACGATTGGCCCGAAGAGGATGGAGTAGAAGTTGACTTGTCAGACCCGAAGTTAAGTTCTAAGGAAATAACTTTAGACTTCTTTGCGGAAGACGCTTTCGGCTTTGTTGATTTTGTAAGTAAGCCAGAGTATCACGTTTTCCGAATTTCCTCTTTGGGGCGTGAATGGAAACTACGTTTATCTTCCCAAACAGATAATAGCGTTTGGATTGACTCAACTAAGTTTTCTTTAAAGTTCGTGGAGGATTCATTTGAACGTCCGGAAGAGTATGCTCCGACTTCCGATTGTGGTGTGAACATACCGAAGTGCAGTTATGAAATAGACGGAGTTTCACTGCGTGATTATGGGATAACTGTAACCGAGGCTAAAGATGAAGTGTTGAAGTCACCGACTGCGAAACGGAATATGCTTAGTCAAATTCAGACGAAAGACGGGCAGATATATGATGTGAAACAGCTTTTTTTCAGTACAAAGGATGTGACTTTCAAATGTGAAATGTGTGCGGACAGTATCGAACAGTTTTGGAAATGCTATGATGCTTTCTTCTATGATTTGATACAGCCGGAGGAAAGAGCTCTTTATGTAGGATATACAGACGAAGAATATCCATGTTATTACAAAAAGAGCTCTGGCTTTAAAATTCTTTCTCTATCTGGAACTGTACGTATCTCTTTTAGCTTCACCCTTGTATTTACAGTATTCCGAATAGGTGAAACAGACTACATTTTGGGCTCAGAAGATGATGAAAGAATTGTGTTGGAGGATGATGGTGAAACTTGTATAGATATGAAGTATTATGCCGGTTAAGAAAATTAAAGTATCACAGTTGAAAGCTGCTACAACTCTGGTAGGGTTGTGGACTTTGGGTGTAGACGCTACCAATAAAAGCGTGAAGGTTAGTCTTGAATTTATCAAGAAAGCCTATGATGATGTAGTTGCGGCAACGAAGAATGCCAATGATGCAGCAACAGAGGCTAACAATGCGGCAACCAGCGCAAATACGCAGGCTGATCGAGCAAAAGATTTTGCTGATCATCAGCCGTACATGGGTGACAATGGTAATTGGTGGAAGTGGAACGAAACAAAAAAAGCGTATGAGGACACAGGGATTTTAGCAAAAGGTGGTGTACTATATCCTTCTTTTGAGATATTGGATGATGATATGTGTCTGTACATGTCCTATCAAGATGATATAGCGGCAGACCAGTTCGAGTTGGATGCTGACGGATGTCTAAACTTTAAATTCAAATAATATATGGCTGGAGGAGTTATAAATTTAGGTCAAGTAGCCTTTGTGGATAAAGACGTTTACAGTAGTTCTGTAACATATAAAAGGTTCAATTTCATAGTAACGGATGATAGCTGCTATCTTTCTCTGAAAGATGGTAATATAGGACACGCTTTAACTGATACGTCCTGGTGGAAATGTATAGCCAATGGAAAACAGGCGACCGAAGCGGCTAAGAAAGCTCTTTTGGAAGCAACACGGGCCTCTAATGCTGCGGATAATTTGATAGGCGCTGCGACTACTGCAGAACAGGCGGCGACACGTGCGAATGTGTCGGCAAATGATGCTGACATAGCAAAAGCGGCAGCGGAGCAGGCGACAATACGTGCGGATACCATTTCCGGGGAAGCAAGTAAGAAAATTGTCGAGATGGACGCTTTATCTAAAGCTGTAGCAGGATATATTAATGCTGCCCCAGTGCGGATGTTAGTTTCTGTTCCGGTATCTATCAGTACAAAGAATAAGCTACGCCAGAAGATTAATATAACTCTTTTCCCTTCTTACTGTTTGAAAAATGCTTTGTATCAGAGAATATCCGGTAGCTCGGTTGATGCCGACCCGTCCGGCAATCTTACCGTATTAGGGACGGGAAAGAGTACCTTTTATGTTATTCCTACTCAAAATACGGAGTTATGGCAGAAAGTTGATGTCACTATTCGTACTCCGCTTATTCGTTTGACAGGTAACGGGAAAATTCGTTTGAATGGTGGTAAGATAAGAATTGTTTAACTATTTAATAAATTTGAATTATGGCTTTTACAGAAGCAGAAGAAGCGAAGCTCCGTTCTATAATTGGAGCTTTTGACGGTGGGCAGCAAGTCGATGATTTGCCTTTGGCTACCAATGAAGTACAAGACAAAAAGATAGAAGTTTTCGATGATAAGACGGGAGCTTCTGGTAAAATGGATTTGCGGCAGGCAGTTCGTTTGTCTAATGCTCCGTCGTGTGGGCGAGTATGGAACTTGGATAATTCGACACCTAAAGCGGCCGGTTGGTTTGGTAGCCTTGAAATGTTGCGCAATTTGCAGGATGTGCTTGGACTTGGCTGCTACTTGGTGAAGAACGACCATAGTAGACGTAAACTTGACCCTACCAATCACTATCGGTTTGCGAATGGTGAAGTTGCTAAACTTGATGGCAGCATGGGACACTATCAATGGGGTTGGGGGAAGAAGTTTTATCTTGCTTTCTACACTATTGGACGGCTTTTCTATATGGAGATTTCACTTTCTCCAATTCCGGGACAGTATAACTACACTATTCCAGTCGGAAGTATGTCCGCTCACGGTCATGCGTGCCTTGACCGTACTACAGACACGTTGGTAAGCTACGTGAATGAAGATGTAAACTATCGTGGGGGTGATAATAACGCCACTTATGACGGTACATACCGAACTTTAATCGGCCGGGCTGCAACCAATAAGACTACTGAATATTTCCGTGCTGCTGCACGTAAAAATGGCTCTGGATGGTTATGTGGTACAATGCGCCATTTTACAGTGGTAAAAGTTTTGTTTGAGATAATTTTTGGTACGAGGGATATGCAGGCTGCCTTCAATGCAACAAGGGATGCAGACGGATTGTACCAAGGTGGACTTGGTTCTGGTGTAACTAATATGCCAGATTGGAACGGTTTCAATGGTTATCGTCCTCTCCTTCCTACTACTGTTGGTATTGAGCTTGGAGACGGATGCGGAGCTTCTACCTATAATATCTTGAAAGAAGATGGCAGTACAGCGTATGCAGCTCCCGTTCCCGTATTCTTCGGTCTGAAAAATCCGTTCGGTCATTTGTGGAGGCAAATGGATGATGAGTTTGTCCGGTGCAATGAAGATACATCTACTACGCACTTGGTAGCTCCTTCCATTTATGGAAATTGGACGATAGGGAATGAGGCCGGTATGGTCGCTTATTCCACTTCTCCGACAAGATGTGAGGGGTATATTAAGCAACTTAGTTATGATAATTTGGAGAACTTTCCAACTCAAACGGGTGCTTCATCTTCTACTTATCATTGCGATTATTTTTGGAATACATCAGGCGGCACTTCTGGCTTCCGGCTGTGTCTCCGTGGTTGTAGTGCGTACGACGGGGTTCAATCGGGTTCTGCGGCTTTGCATGTGAACTGTGCTGTTTCGAGTGCCTATGTGAACTGGGGTTCGCCTCTCTGCGAAGCAGAAGAGGAATGGACTGTGGTCCCAGAATATGCGTCAGCGTCCTAAAGGGTACAAATGGGTGCAAAAGTTTACGTTGTGTCCGTTGTGAACGAAGGTGTACAATGGATGCGTGTACACGGCTCCGATAGGAGCCAGCACCCGTGGCGCGATAGCGACACCCAGATTGTTCTTTGACATTTTTTCCATGTTTATGTTTATCAAGTAAGATGCAATTTATATCTTTGCGCCTCAATAAAGGTTGTCAGCACATGAGCCTTTGTTTTCTGGCTTCCGGCTGTGTCTCCGTGGTTGTAATGCGAACAACGGGGTTCAATCGGGTTCTGCGGCTTTGAATGTGAACAATGCTGTTTCGAGTGCCAATGTGAACTGGGGTTCGCCTCTCAACTTTTCAAGAACGAAATACAAGGTGTGCTGAAACCTCGCCCCTTGGCGAAAAATAAACTAAAGGCTAAGGTACTGGTAGACCGTGAATCGGGCCGAACGTAACGAAGTCAGAAGAAAAGCAGACAAGACACTGCCGAGACACTGAAAAATGAAAAGGAAAGGACACATTTCTCCTCTTATTGAAGATAAGGGGAATTTTGAACTTGCTTTTGACGGTTTTTCCGAGCATAAAAAGTCCCGGGAATCCGTTCGCAAGTTTGAAGAAGAATTGCCGGGTAATATTGAAGAATTGCTTTCCGCTTACATAAGCGGAATGTGGCAAACATCTGAATATGTAGAGAAGATAATACACGAGAGAAAAACTCGACGTATTGCTAAACTACCCGTGAAGGACCATGTAATGCAATGGGCAGCGTGTTTACACGTTGAGCCTTTGTTATGTGGAACTTATATCAGAAACTCATGTTCTTGTGTCAAAGGACGTGGTACTCATGATTTCGTGAATTTGCTACGTAGTAGTCTGTATGCTGATTATGAAGGTACATATTACTTTGTACAAATGGATATCCACCATTTCTTCCCCAATATTCATCACGATTTGATGAAGGAGCATATTCGGCTTAAAATCAAAGACCCGAAGCTGTTATCCTTTCTTGATGAATTCATTGATAGCTATTATCAAGGAATTCCTCTTGGCGTGAAGATTTCCCAAATACTTGCAAACTTCTTTCTTGCTCCTTTTGACCGGTTGGCTATTTCCGTATTCGGAATACTGTCTGATACGGAAAAATTGGCGTATTGGACGGGGAGGTATATTACTCACTGTATTGTAACTTGCCGTACAAAGAAGGAAGAAGAGGAGCTAAGTAAGGGAGTTGCGTATCTTAGCAAAAAGTTTAGGTCTTATCTGAAAAATGGATTGAGATACTATTTTCGTTTTGCCGATAACATTGTGATCATGCACAATGATAAGGCATTTCTCCACATTGTAACTGAATTATCAATAATGGTACTTACAAGAGATTATTTGCTTCCGGTAAACAAGAGTTGGAATGTTCGTCCGGTTTATGAAGGTGGCATAGATGTGTGTGGTTATGTTTCATCCCATGATCATCGGGCTTTGAGAAAAAGAAATAAGGTAGAATTGTGTCGGGAGGTTGCAAAATTAAGAAAGCAAGGTCTGTCTCCGGAAGAAATCCGGTTGCGCTGCTCTTCCAGAATTGGCTTTGCGATACATGCAGATGCAAAGAACTTATTACGTAAATTAAATATAAATATGGAAAAGAGATTGGGCAATGTAATGAAAAACCGTCGTGTCAAACTACCTTTTGAAGGTATGAGATTCGACCAGAAGAAACCTTTTTCTGAAATAGTCTGTAAAATAGGCGATGATGAGAAGGATTTTAAGATTATGCTGTTAGACTTCACTTTTGAGGACAGCAAGATTGAAACAGAAGATGTGATTGTTGAAGTGCCGGACGGTAACGGGGGCACGAAGCAGGAGAAAAAGACACAACCAAAGAAATGTCTTGTTATCCGTTACAAGCGAATTCTGGAAACGGTCACTCAAACAGCAATCGAAGGTGAAGAAACAGAGACTTACGTCTTTGAGAAGGTAAAGGATAAAGATGGTAATGCTACTGCAAAAGATGCGGAATACTATTCATATACGGGCAGCACCGTTATGATAGAGCAGGCAAGTACTTCTTTCACGAAGGAGGACCTTCCTTGCCCGACTGTGGTTGCAGAGTTTGCCAATAAAATGAAAAAGAAATTTTATAAATTTACTTAGTTATGAACAGAGCTATTTATTTAGATAGAAGAAAGTTCGATAAATTCGATGATAATCATTTCATCGTGTATTTGAACGAAGAAACGATTCTGGAATATGTTCCGGAAGTAATGGAAGGACAACCGGAGCCGGAGCCTTGTACGGCTTATGCTTATTCTGGTTCGGAGAAAGATGGTGGTACAATTATCGAAGCTACATCTGCACAGTATGATGATTTCGTAGCAGGACTTGTTAGACTGAAATTCTCGCAAAATCAAGTAGAGGCTATCCTTTGTAATCAAGGTGATGGCAACGACGAGCATCTGGCCGAGTATAACGCTCTGCAGTTGTACCGGAAAGACTGTAAGGCTGTTGCTTCCGAACTGTTAGCAAGATAACCTTTTTCTGGGGGATAGGTTAAAAAGAAGCCCCCGACCATAATATAGTATAGACGCCAATCTCATACATATATATAACGGTAACACCGCTGGCCGAGGGCTAAATGCCTTCTTCCGCAGTGTTACCGTTTTTTTATATGTTATTGAGATTGGCAGTGCAAAGATATAAACTTTAGTTGATTATTGCCTCGTATTGTATTCATACTCTACGTTTTTCTCATTATTTGTGATTAAAAATGTGCTTATTAAGCGCACTTTTGTTATCTTTGAGCCGAACATATTTGGTTATTTATGGATAACAAGGTTACAATATACGGAAAATCTGGCGGTGTGTTGTTGAAAATAGATGTGAATGATAACAGTTACCGCTATCGCGCTATAATGAGTACACATACTGTTACTCTCTATTATTCTCTGTCCGAGCATGTTGAAATACCGGTTGGCTCATACATCATATATCAAGCTGTCAGATACACATTATGGGCTCCAGAAAACTTCAAAAAGAATAGCAAAAGAAATTTTGAATATACAGTAGAATTCGGTGATAATACAGAACTTCTCAAACTGTATAAGTACAAAGATTTGTCTGAAATTCCATATCGTGTAAAGTTTCCACTTACGGCTAAACCTAAGACTTTCCTCAAACTCCTTGTTGATAATATGAATTTGAGGGATTCCGGGTGGAGCGTAGGTGCTTGCATTGATGCTGTAGAGAAAGCCCTAAGTTTCAATCATGAATATTGCTATGATGTTCTCTGTCGGTTCGCATCGGAATGGGGGACTGAATGGGAAGTAGAGGATAAAACAATTAACCTTTGCCGGGTAGAGAAATTTAAAAGCTCTCCTTTGCCTTTGTCATACGGAAAAGGAAATGGAATAAAGCCCGGTACGGGAAGAGCTAATCAAGGAGATAAGAAGCCGGTTTCATTGCTTTATGTACAAGGGGGGGAACGGAATATTGATTATTCAAAGTATAAGAGTAAAAGTTTGCTCCTTCCTATATCGCAGGAATTAGAGTATGAAGGTAGGCGTTATGTTACTGATGCACATGGTATGTATATCGTACGTGTTGGCAGTACTTCGGATATTATTAGGGAAGATAGTTTCGATGCTTCGGATATTTACCCGAAAAGAGTCGGTTCCGTTACTGCGGTTGAGGTGATAAATACAGAAAAGAACTTCTATGATTTCATTGATTCTTCTATTCCAGATGAATTGAATTTCAATGATTATTTGATAGCCGGAGAAACTATGACTGTCATATTTCAATCCGGTATGCTTGCAGGTGACAACAAAGAGTTTGAAGTCAAATATTTCCATGACCCTATTCTTAATGATGAAGGGGAAATAGAAAAAGAGGGTAGGAGGTTTGAAATCGTGCCTCAAGAAATAGATGGTATGATGATGCCTAATGCGGTGTACTGTCCGAAAAGCACTGATACTTATGCTGTATTTAATGTAAGCCTTCCAGATGCTTATATTTGTAACAACAGTGATAAAACGGGGGCTTCATGGGATATGTTTCGGGATGCAGTACGTTATCTTTATGAACACGAAGAAGTCGAATTCTCATTTTCCGGTACTCTTGATGGGATATGGTCAAAGAAAAAATGGTTGGAGATAGGAGGACGGATATTGCCAGGTGCATATACTCGTTTTTCTGATACACAATTTCAGCCGGATGGAATAGATATCCGCATAACTGGTGTGAAAGACTATATCAATAAACCTTATTCTCCCGAAATAGAGCTCTCTAATACTCCGGTTGCAGGATATGTTACTTCTGACCTTGGTAAAATTGATGCTAATGAAGTTATCAATGAAGGAAACTATAAAGGTTCCCTTCAATTTACAAAGAGACGTTGGAGGGATGCTATGGAAACTTTTGGAATGCTTGAAAATGCTTTCCTTAATTTCTCCAATTCCATAGACCCGATTGCCGTGCGTACTATGCAGTTGTTAGTTGGGGATGAGAGCTTACAATTCCGTTTTGTAACGAGTAAGACAAATCCGATTGTAATATCATATAATATAACTTATGATATAAAGAAGAAAATTCTGAAAGCTCCTGCAACTATCTTGCAGCACATGACAATGGGGATTGATACTATAACTGCTTCTCACAAGGTCGGAGATTATAAATTCTGGGATATGGCAGAGTATAATTCTCCACCTTTAGTCGATGCAGCGAAGAAGTACTATATGTACGCAAAAGTTAGCAAGGAGAATAGTTCCGGAACATTCTTATTGAGTGAGACTGCTATAAAAATAGAGGGGATTGCCGGGTATTATCATTTGCTTGTCGGTATTCTAAACAGTGAGTATGAGGGAGAACGTAGCTTTGTTGAACTGTATGGGTTTACGGAAATTCTTCCTGGTCGTATCACCACTGACCGTATTGTTTCGACGGACGGTAAGACTTACTTTGACTTAGTGCGAAGTGAAATTGGTGGAAAAATCAAGTTCGCTTATGGCTCTTCTGGGTTGGAAAATTTGGAAGAGTGGGAGAGTGTACGACAAGATATCGATGCTGCAACGCAAGCTGCTAAAGACGCAAATAATTCCGTAGGCGGTTTGCATGACTATATAGACGGTGCATTTGCGGACGGTATTATCACGGAGGCCGAGGCTAAGGCTATTGAAAAGTATATCAATTCGGTAAATAGTACTAAGTCTGCTGTAGAAGCCACATATAACAAACTGTATGTGAACACCTACCTTACTGGTACAGCTAAAACCGGATTACTCAATTCTAAGGTTACTATGATGGGGAGTATTGAGGACCTTATTAGGTCTATCAATACTGCCATTGCTGATGGGCAGACCACCGTTGCAGAGAAGAACGATGTAGATGCCAAGTACGCTTTGTTCAATTCTGCCTATGCTGATTTTAACGATGCTGTTGAAACTGCCTACAAAGCTATACAGAATAAATTAAAGGAATATTCGGATGATGCAAAAGATTATGCCGGACAAATAACTGCGACAGCAAAGGATAGTATGGCACAAGGTCTTGGCTATGCTGATTATAAGGCTTTGTCGGATGCTGCAAAAGCTGGGAATACAATAATAACTGGTGGCAAAATAAATACTGAATTAATTGAAGCTACCGCAATTATTACGTCCCAGATATTAGCTAACGTTATAAACGGTAATGGATTGAATATTGGGGGAGATAAATTTGTTGTCTACGTCGATGAGAATAAGCAGGTACGTGTTTCTATAAAGGGGAAGGTCGTAGCTGATGAGGGTGTTTTTTACGGTTCAATAGCCGTCCCGCCGCAAGAAATTCCTAATAATTCAACTGACCTAACTCTTTCTTTTGCTAACGGTTTTAATTTTGCCGGGCAGCTTTCAAAAGGTGTGAAAAAAATCTACTTGCCTACCACATCGGAGTATGTAGGTGTGCAATGCTCAATCGTTAATTACGGTGGAACTTCAAATGGATATTATGAGATAAAGACGGTCTCTAATACTGCGTTTTTGTATAGCGGAACGCCAAAGAACAGAAATACTATCAATTCGATAAAGCTGTATGGAACTTCACAACTAAAGTTAAAGGCAATAAAAGTAGGTGGTGTTATTCGTTGGTTTATTGAGAATTATACGGATTTCTCTTTTGATTACATCAACAGTTGCTTAACGAACGGAATCCCTAATCAGATGACACGTTGTTTAGGAAGTTATTGGATGGCTTCTCAAAACTCCTTAGTAGTAAGAGCTTGTAATGATGGAAATAAGGTCAATTTTGCCTCATACGCTGCAGACGGACGTTTTACATTTGCCTTCACTAAAAGTAGGACAACGAATAGAGACTATACTATAATTGTTAGAAACGAAAGCGGTAATAATTGTCCGTATCGAATAACAAATAAGTCAAATTCGGGATTTACGATAGAATTTAATTTCCAATACGCAATGGGTATGGAAGGTATTGCAACCATTTATGTTAGTAGCGGAAATTGGGGGTTTGATATCTTTGAATTTGATACCTAATTATAATTAACTAATAACTAAAATTTGAGGATGATGAAGATGTTTGATGGGATAACGGAGATGTTGATTATTGTCATTTTTGAGATATTTGTGGTTCTGGTAGCTATGGGATGTGATTTCTCTTCTGGATACTACAAAGCAAAACTTAGAAATGAGGACCGTAATTCATACGGATTACGACGTACGGTGAGTAAGTTTATTCTTTATTCTGGTAGTATGATCATAGCTTGTGGCATCGATTCAATTTGCTATGTCTGCAAATTTTGGGCTTTTATCCATCTACCGGCATTGACTTTTATTCCGGTAGTCTCTTCCATTGTGGCGATTTTTATTCTGGTTACAGAAGTGCGGTCTATATGGGAAAAGGCAGATGCAAAACAGAGAAGGCAGGCAAGCAAAACGGCTGCAATGATAAGTAAAGTGATTAATAAAGAAATATTGGCTGATGCTTTAACGCACGCATTGGTTGATGCTAAAGAAAAGGAGGACAAAGGGAATGACTGTTAAAGAATTTGTGAAGTGGATTTATCCGGCAGCGAAGTCCGGTGAGATTAATCCGGTGTTTGTTGTGGCACAAGCTGCACTTGAAACTGGTTGGGGAAAGTCTTGTATTGGCAAGTATAACTTGTTTGGAATAACTAAGGGAAGTTGGACGGGCAAAACCTTGCTTGTAACTACTAAGGAGGTGTTCTCATCTAAGACTGTTAAGTTCAATCCGCCAGAATGTGTGTTGGCTATTACTCCGATATCCGGTGGTAAGTTCCGGTATACAGTGAAACGTTTGTTCCGTGATTATGATTCACTCGAACAATGTTTAAGTGATCATTTTGATATATTGAGAAAACCACACTTTTCTCATGCTTGGCCTTATCGCGATAATCCTGCTAAGTTTGTTGAACAGTTGCAGTCTGGTAAAATGAAATATGCCACTGACCCCAACTATGTATCAACAATGAAGAAGATGTTTTCCATGGTTGAAAAGACTATAAAGGAGGAAGGTCTATGACACGTGAAGAATTGAAAATAAGTATGAGTTTTACGCTCGTGCTGATTGTGGCTATGCTAATGGGATTTGCTGCGTTGTTCTCGTCCTGCGGCAGTCACCGTTCAAGCATGAAGCAGGATGTTTCAACCGCTCTTGCTACTGAAAGTCATAAGAAAGATTCTACTTCTTCCGATAAGAACGTGCAGGTGACGGAATCGGGTAAAGTAACAGAGGCGGTTGAATCGTATGAGGTGAACTATGACACAGACAAGCCGATTGACCCAACTACCGGAAAACCTCCTATAAAGTCAGAGAAGTGGACCGGAACGAATAAAAAATCGGAGCTTGATAGAAAGGGGAATATGGATAAGAAAGAAAATGCCGTTTCCGACGAATCAACGTTTTCCCGACAGCAGGAAGACGTTCGCCTGGAAGCCGATAAGAAGAAAGATGAATCAACTATATTTAAACAGATTGGATTGGCAGGGGCAGGAATAGCTCTATTGATTGTATCTTGTATCATTGTCTGGTTAGTGTACAAGAAGAAAAGAAAGAAGAACAACCAATAACCAGACCTTCCGGGGGCTTAGTAGAAAGCCCCCAGCCGTTAGTAAAGTGCTCTAACCTACCTACTAACAACATGCGCCAGAACGCACAGCCGGGGGCTTAATGTCCTCTGCTGCGTTCTGGCGCTGCTGCTTTGTGTAGGAAGGTTAGAGACTACAAATATAGTTACTAACGGTAAACTTGCAAAATAATGAAGAGGAATAATGCCGACCGGGTATTAAATGAAAGACTTCGGGCAGGCAGAAAGGCACTAAAATATGTGCAAAGTAAATCCGGAGAAATGCAGACCTTTATTTCTAACTATTTGAAGTTCCCGGATATTCCATCATCAATAGAGTATATTGATAAGACTTTAAAGAAGGATAATAATTTGTAG